GCATAAAGTCTACAAACACTTCACTGTAGGTGCGTCCTACTTCCTTTGCGTAGATTTCAACCCATTTGTCTGTACTAATATGGGCACAGGTTAACGCCCAGTCTTGTTCAGCTACCCAGGTAGATTTTCCGCTACCTGGGACTCCAATTAGTTGATAACACTTTGGCATAATACTCCTTACATTGTTGGGCCGTTGCCGTTTTTAAAACCTACACTGCCACCTTCGGCTTCGATACGAGCAATAACATCTTCGAACAAGATAGGTTCAAAGTCAGTTTGCTCCACGCAAACACAATGATAACGAACATCGTTCTCATCGCTGTATAAAACTTCGCCAGTTCTAGCATCAACACCGCGAGCCTTCTTCACACGGTTGGCGTGAGTGTGTCCGTGAATGTTAACTCCAAAACGACCCATGCTATCACTATGTAACGGGATATGGCTCAAGATCATTCCGTTCATAACATGATATGCTCGTAATTCACGGAAGTAAGTCCTATACTCGTCATCACGGAAGATGTCGTGGTTACCGCGGATTAAGACCTTGTCACCGTTTAAGCGACCTAATGTCTTTAATGCCTTACGGTTAATGACCGCATCACCTAAGTGATAAACTTTATCAGTTGGCTTAACTTTGGCGTTCCATTTAGCAACCATGGCTTCGTCCATTTCCTCTGGACTGTCCCATGGCCTTAACTTGGTAACACCGTCGTTACGTGTGAAGCGACATACACCCATGTGACCAAAGTGTGTGTCGCTTACTAAAAATACACTAGGCATATTGCCCTCCTTTCTTTAATAAATTTCTTTTACAATTTTAAATTCTGTTCCTGGATACTTTGCTTTGAATTCGTCAGTTTTAACATAGTCGTTAAACTCTTTTGCGTTAAAAAACACTCGATGAAAAACTGATTTGTGATCCAGAGTAGTTACTGTGAGGTAAACTGATTTTGCTTTGCCAGCCATTAAAGTGTCCTTTTATTCAATTGCTTTTCTAAAAACTATCTCTTGTCGGGCAAAAGCATCTTGTTCCCAAGGCTGATCCAGATATTTTGTTCGTTTAGTGTAGCGTTTGCCGCACCAATAATTTACACCATTCTTTACTTTAAGAATGCCTTTGGCAAATTGGCGTACATGGACCATCTCGTGTGCCAGCGTAACTCCGATAGACTTGATAGACATAGTGGGTTTAATAACTATTACATAGCTATCCAAAATGTCCACAGGAACAGTATAACCCATTCCTTCACAATCTTGTTCTAATCGAATAACCAGCGACTTCCTAGTGTTGGTTAAGCCCAATTGCTCAACTATCGAAGGAAGAATAGCTTCGATAAACTTTTTCTTCGTTCGACTACGTGCTTCTACAAGATAATCCATGCTCGCTCCTTGTTAGTGTAAATGTATTATAACACAGAACTCGCGGTCAGTCAACCGATCTAAAAGTTCTCCAGTCGTCTAAATTAGGCTTTTCGTCCGAATCGTATGTCCAGCCGAGGGCTTTCATCATACGATGCTTGACCAAAAGATTTGGACTACGGAATCGACCCGTATCTTCAAAACCCAACATGACTCCAAGCTCACAAACCGCACCCGATCTGCAAACGCCGGCGTAGCAATGAACTACAACGTTCATACGGTTAGCCAAAGCGTGTTGTAGCAGTCGAACAAGTTCAGCGGCCTGCTCATGACTACACCGCATGGCTTCGTCTAATGCAAAGTCCTTTTCTTCTATGTCTAAAAATTCAAAGTTATGTTGTTCTTTGAACTTGTGTGCGGGTACGGGGCGCCAGCTGGCTGGATCAACAATGCTGATCAGCATACTGTTCTCTCCGGCTTCGTGATGGAACCTTGTGGGTATATCAGCAGCCGCTACGTTTTCAATCCATGGCATATATGCCTCCTAAGTTTCTATGTCGATGTGTCGACCTTTGTCTAAATCTAGACGAAGATTCCTTGCCACTCGTTCTGCTATTATTTGATCAAGTCTGCGCTGTTCAATCTGCTTGCTGTAATCTTGTTCTCGTTGTTTTTCCAATCGAGACTGATCCAGACGATACTGTTCTTGATTATATTTTATAACACTTTGTTCTGCTCTTGATATTTCCATTACACTCGTTCCTTTTTAACACGGCCGATGCGACTCGCCTTGTTCCAATCATAAACAACACCATCTGGGCATAGTCCGTTTTTAACGCTGTCAACACCAAACATGCCCACAATTTCAAAATCTGGACCTGTGATAGAGACAAACTCATTCATTGCCTTGGCAGTGCTCATTGCTTCATCCAATGTTGTTACATCGAATGTTACTACCGATCCTTTTACCTTATACATTTTTTGTTCTATCTTCAAAATTTTCATCATTACATAACGGATCAAATATCAACATCATTGCGCCTTCCAAATATGTGCGATCAACTGCTTTTGAGCATTCAAAATATTCGATAGTCCATGATACAGGATCCCACCATTGTTCTTCTCGGGTCGCTTTCCAACCCTTACCGTGGCTAGTGCCTTCTTTCAGAATGGCATACGCCTTATTGTGGTGATGTTCAAAACGAGCACGGATGCCTGAACCACCACCGCCTTGTCCTACATAAATGCAAGTATCACCTTGCCAAATGCTGTACAGTCCATTACTTTTTGGTAACGATTTAAACTCGTTAAAAGAATGGGTTTGGATAGCTGGGCTAATGCCGCAACGCTGAAAGTCGGGTTGTAGTTTTGCTAATTTCATATCATTATTATAACAGCATCTGACTATCTTGTCAATAGCCAAATGTGTTGTATATTTACAACATTTATGACCCATTTAAATGCCCTACAAGCGTCGATAACGGTTCTAAGCAGGTCAACATTGCCCTAGCTGTTTTAAACTCAGTGTAGGGCTGTATTTTGGGTAACAACAGCCAAAAAAATAGCACCCGAAGGTGCTATTCAAAACTAAGTTTTTGCTTAAAAAGCATCGTAGTAGTGGAAGTTCTTTTCTTTCACTTTGGTAAGTGTAAGAGCATGACCATCCTTGTTCATGAAGATAAACATGCCACTTTGTGGATCAATCTTTTGGATTTCAGCTGGCGTAAAACTAGCTTCTTCCCAGTTCCAATCTGCATCTTCCTTGTCGTCGTCTTTGTCAGTCCAGGGTAGGCCTGCGTTAGACACTTTGAACGACAAGTGGATCTTGCTTTGGAGTGGATTACCTTTCCATTCGCGAGACTCCAGATGCTTTTGTTCAACAGGAATACCTTTGAAGCTCAGTTGAGTTGAATACTTGTTGCCGTCATCAAATTCTGGTTTGGCATTCAACATCTTCAATGCTTCTTCAGGAGATTCATTGTAGCGATTCATTTCTTCAACTAATGCTTTCAGCATGTCAAAGTTGAACTGGTTAAACAACATGGCAATTGAGCAAATCTTAGCAATGTGTTCCTTGGCATTCAAGTTGTCCTCACAGTACTCGATGATAAAGTCCTGTGTCAAGCCTGTGTAGTCCAGCATGTAGTAGATACGACCTGGACGATTACGCATGTGGCTATCCACACGCCACTTGTCGTTACAGGTAATCACAAACATTTTCTTGCTGGGGAATACACCGTCCAACAAAGTCAGCATGGCTTCTTGCTCTTGTGCGTCGTAGACTTTTTCAAACTCGTCAAACAACACAACACATGGTTGCTCGATAGCCTGAATCAAGGCATTGAACTTATCACCGGTCCACGCATTGTTAATAACAATGGTAGGATGGCCTTGATTGGCTGCATGAATTGACAAGGCTTTTGCCAGCAAACTTTTGCCGCTACCTTTCTCACCAGTAAGCATTACGCCAGTGCTGGCACTACGATCCATGAATGTATTAAAAATACGATTTGTATTTTTGTCTAAGTCGCCGTACCGCTTGCCTTTGATCTCAAACGAATCAATTTGTTCAAGATACAACTCACCACTCATTGGATTTTCTTTAATGGTAAAATTAGCCGCTGGTAGTGCCTCGTGTAGGTCCATGGCTTCTTTTGATGTTACACGAAACGAGATTCCTGATTTTAAAAAATATGACATGTTAGTCTTTTGATGTAGTGTAGTACAATTACTATAGGTTAATTATAACATCTAAAATGTTTCTAGTTGCCTACTTTGACAGAATTAATATAAAAAAAATAGCACCCGAAGGTGCTATTTAAAAACAATGTTTTTACAGCTTGTAACGATCACTCATTACAGTCTTAAGCATGATGCCTTCTGGAGTGAACTGATCCAAGTCAGCGGCTAGCAAGCTAGTCATTATACTTGGGCTGAATCCACTTACCAATGCGGCACCACTCTTGTCAGCCTTAACAGGCACGTTGTCTGAACTGTTTAGGTTCCAGAAAACAACTTGTGGCATGCTGTAGCCTGCGGCTTCGAACTTGCGTTCGATCATTTCCATTGCGCTGTCGTCGTGCTTGGCGCATTGGTCAAACTGCATGTCACTCAAGATCAGCAACATGGCTGGCATGTCGCTGGCTGGTACTGAACCCTTAACCGCTACGTCTAGAATCTTGTTCATAGCCGCGTTTAGGTTAGTGCTCATGTCCCAATCACTCTTGCTCATTTGAGCAACCTTGTCAACAATGTTACCCTTTAGAGTAACAAGTTCTGGCTTGCTAGAGAAAGTCAAGAAAGTGTCCTTGAACACACCCTTGTTCTTGTCTGCTAGGTACAGGCCCAAGCTGATTGAAACATCCATACAAGTCACATTAGTGTTCTTTCCTGCTGGGCAAGACATAGAACCGCTAACGTCTACGATTGGCATGATGCTGGCATCTCCCACATAGTTTGGCAAAGCATCCCACTGTGCCACGATGTGGTCAGTGGCTGTCTTGTCCAAAATTGCACGGTTGTAGCTTCCGATAACACCCTTCAACACGTCATGTGGGAAGATTGCGCTGGCGTTAACCTTGACAGTCTTGTCACCACTTACCAACTTGGCCACATACTCAGCGAATGCTGGTGTGTGACGGCTGAATGCCTTCTTGTAGTTGCGTGAAGCAACACTTGGCACGTGACTGAAGTTGATGTTGTCCCAGTCGTTGGCACACATTTGTGTTTCCACAACTGTGGTCATTCCCACTAAACTCTTACGATACTGCTTTGGAGTCATTCCAAAGAATGCTCGTACTTCAGCCGCAATCTTGCCCTTACGAGGAGTCCACTTTGCGGCCAGACCGTTACGGGCACGTAGGGCATCGCCCAACATGGTATAAGCGGCTGACTTCAAGTCAGGGTTAGTGAAGACAAAGATGTCATCCCAACGGCCAACTTCAGGGATCTTGCGTAGCAAAGCCAAAGCGGCGTCTGGGTCACGCTTTTCTAGATGTACTAGAATGTCGCGGAACAATTGACGTTCACCTGCACCACCACGGACATCACGTGCCCATTGTGCGATGCGTAGTGCTACGTCACTGTTTTCTACATAAGCGGCAGTGAAGTCGCCTACAATGTTCTTACCACGGCTTGCGCCGATCTTGTAGAACAGGTCCACAGTGGCCTTGGCTGTGCTCTTACGTGCCTTCATGCCATTGGCAGTACGGGCTTCTTGGTTTGCTATTGCTGTTACAAATGCGTTCATTTTATTACCTCACAGAATGTGTTTTTTTTCGATATGCGTGAAAATTTAAAGTTGCTGTTAACATTCTAAAACTTTAACAGGATGATCGTGCCAATTTGTTTAGTATTCTGGTCTGACCAATTACGGCACTCAGACCCTATCAACATTCATGTTGACTATTCACACTCGGCTTTCTGTAGTGAACACATAGTATGTCTTTCCATACTGTCGTCTATTCCATCTGCGTACATGGTATTTCACATGTATAAACTTTTCAGTCCACCCTTACGGGGCACATTCTATAGCATTAAGCGTTAGTTTAAATTGCTGTAGTCATCCAAATATAACAGGATCGTTTTCTACTTTTTGTTTTTATCGAGGAGACTTATCGAAACTCCTCTATCTTCACTGTCCTTGCTTGCGCATTGTCTTTAACCTTCAAAGCCCCGAAAGGCTCCAGCTAATAACAGGGTAAGTGAAGCAATCCATAGTAATATGTAGTTGCTGTACCGATCCTAAAACTGTCCACAAGCATTATTGCTTGCTATGTGACTATTATAACAGTATTGCGCTGTCTTGTCACTACATTTTGGCTAAACTGCTAAAATATAAATTGGTCGGAGTACAAGGATTCGAACCTTGGACCCCCTGGTCCCAAACCAGGTGCGCTACCAGACTGCGCTACACTCCGAATTAACTTGCTACAATATGCGGTATATATGGAACTGCTCTTGGACCACCATACAGTTGCTCGAAAAGTTTTTTAGCCTCTTGCGGTGTATCCGCATAGATACGTTTCTTTTCTTCACCTTGAGGTGTTCTTACAGTTGCTTCATACATTGGCATATTGTATCCTTAAATGGTACCTGGTGTCAGACTCGAACTGACATCGTTCTCCGTGTAAAGGAGATGCATAACCTCTCTGCGCAACCAGGCATTAAATTTTGGAGCGGGATGGGAGAATCGAACTCCCGACATTAGATTGGAAATCTAAGGTAATGCCATTTTACGAATCCCGCACACTTTATAGGTGCTCTCTGTGGCGCTTGAATCCACGGCAGCCCTTCTCTTCATGGCCGGTCCTTGCTTTGGTCGACGTTGGCAAGTTTCTCGGTGTTCCATTGTAGCTACTCAGAAAGCACGTATAAAGTGTCCGGCTACTCACACCACATGAGCCCCGGACTGAGCAGTTACTCTGTCCATAACATTTTCTTCTTCTGGAAAGGCTGTTAATCCTCACCCTAGGCAGTTTCCAGTATCCCTTAAATGGGGACTGTGAGGTCAGGTCCTAGTGTACCCTCTGGTCTATCGTTACAGAGACGCTATTTCGTTACGTAGAAATAGTAAGACGGGTTTTTAACAGGATAGGCTTTGCCTTATTTTTTATTTAAAACTTGACAAAGCGAACAAGTTCGTCCGGGTCGCCCCAGACCTTTGATACGGTTATTCACCGTTAGTGGTTTGCTGTCTCTATCCTAAAACTGGTGCCCAATGTCTGATTCGAACAGACGACCTACCGCTTACAAGGCGGTTGCTCTACCCCTGAGCCAATCGGGCTATATGTTACTTATTTGTTGCTGTCTGTATATTATAATTGATTTGACTTTGTTTGTCAAGTCTTTCAAATTCTTCATCTTCAAGTTTGGCTTCTTCTAGACGCCTAGGATCAGGCTTTCGAAAAATAGTATCATAATTCGAACCAAATGCTTTCAAATCTGTTGGACGTTGTTTACTGCCCTTACTCATAATAAACTCCTACTATTCTTGGTGGAGGTGACAAGGATCGAACTTGCTACATCCTGCTTGCAAAGCAGGCGCTCTCCCAAATGAGCTACACCCCCAAATATTGGCTCCACAGCCTGGGCTCGAACCAGGGACCAATTGATTAACAGTCAACTACTCTACCAACTGAGCTACTGCGGAATAATTCTTAAACTTGAGTACTTGCTGTACCCGTATCATTTGTTTGGTAATTTGCGGCACCCTGTGGACGCTTGTTATCTCGCGGTTCACGTTTTGGAACAATGGCAGCGGCTAATTCTGCTTGGATCATTGCTCTCTTAAATTCGTTACGCTCATGTGCGTCAACGATAGTACACATGAATCTTTTTGACTGCTTACTGAGCTTGAATGTCTTGTTTGGTTTTAACATAATTACCTTTTTAAAAAACTTGGCGGAACGACTGAGACTCGAACTCAGAACCCGGATTACGCCGAGCGACAGATTAGCAATCTGCTCTAATACCATTATAGGACCGTTCCATATATACTATGTAGCTGGGAGGCTTCGAACCTCCATGGAATCCTGGATTATATCCTGACCCGTCCCCTGACCTATGCTATGAGCATAGCGGGAGCTTTGCCTATTTGCTTACAGCTACACAGTAATTATACAATCTAGCTGTGAGTATGTCAAGTGTTTTGGCGGGTCTTGAGAGGATCGAACTCCCACCCTCGGTTTCGAAGACCGAGATGATATCCATTTCACCAAAGACCCTAACTGGCCTCGCCACCCGGAATCGAACCAGGATCTACTCTTTAGGAGAGAGTGGTTCTATCCATTGAACTATGGCGAGATATAAATTGGTACCAGCGGAGGGAATCGAACCCTCTCAAGAACGCTAATCTGGCGCTAAAAGGCTTATAAGACCTCTCTGACTTCCAAGTCTCGCTGGCATAAAAATGAATTTGTTAAAGATGTTCCACCACATTATAGGAACCATTCACCCGAATTAACAAGCTCGAGCGGGATTCGGTAAGTTACTTGGAATACTTGTCCAGCTTGCAACCGATCTGCCCGCGGACACTACGTGCCCGGGTGGGAGTCGAACCCATTACCTTCTACTATATCAGTCCTTCGAAGAAACCTAGATAGCGTGACTTTCTCTTGCTAACACTCTAACAAAACTTGGAGCGGGATAGGAGAATCGAACTCCTGACTAAACCTTGGCAAGGTTTCGTTTGACCATTAAACTAATCCCGCATTATATTGGTGCCCAGGGCGAGACTCGAACTCGCAAAATTTGGCTTCTAAGACCAACACGTATACCAATTCCATCACCTGGGCTTAATTTGGATGCGGGTGACAGATTCGAACTGCCGATGCACCTGGCTTATGAGACCGGTGTGGTAACCACCCTACCCGCGTAACTATTTATTATCTGACTCTTCGCAGATAATCTGAATTGATTTTTCCACTCTGTATTTCTAACAGAGCTGTAACCGGAGCATTCAATTGCTCAGGACTTTCACTTAATCTGTGTTGCCTTGCCAATTCTCTTGCTCGAATTGCGGCAACAATAACAAGGTCGAATCTGTTGCCTATGTTGCTAACACAGATATCGGTATTGATATCTGTTCCCCGACTTGCTATATTATTACGTTTCATAAGTTTCCTATTAAAAAAATTGGCGTACCCACTAGGACTCGAACCTAGACTGACGGTTTTGGAGACCGCGATGCTGCCATTACACTATGGATACATATTGAATTTGTCTATCGTCACACAATGTCCAAGTCGTGCGCTGAACCCTACTGCTATTACGTTCGGGCTTGCTACGGGCTTCGAGTACATACACAAGTGTCTTGGGCGACTCGCGTATCACATAAGGGTAACCGTACACACATAAACAAAACTGGCGCCCCGCAGGGGACTTGAACCCCTGACCCTCGGCGTGACAGGCCGATACTCTAACCAACTGAGCTAGCGGAGCAGAAACTTGGAGCAACGAGAGGGATTTGAACCCCCGGTTTTACGGATTTGCAATCCGTTGCATTGGGCCACTCTGCCATCGTTGCATAAATTGGTGGAGATTACTGGGATCGAACCAGTCGTGCCCGAAGGCGGCGGATTTACAGTCCACTGCATCACCATTGATGCTTCATCTCCATATAGAAACACACTAACACCGCTGGCAAAGTAATTATATTACTTGATACGATACCTAATGTATTTCTATATGGCGTCCCTACGGGGATTCGAACCCCGGTACTCACCGTGAAAGGGTGATGTCCTAGGCCTCTAGACGATAGGGACAAAATTCACAATTGATTTTTTAAAGAACAGTGTTAATTTCTTAACATGTACTTATTATAGCGTCTTCTGAGGTTGCTGTCAACTACTTTTTGAATTATTTTAAATTATATTCTAAATAATTCTTAAAAAATTCTTTATTTTTTTCAGCAAGTAACTTATAGTCTAGGTCTTGTTTGTTTGTATTCATTATTTCAGAAAACTCAAAACCCGCACTCGCATGTTCTCCCAAACGCCAAGACGTTGGCTTACCAATATGGTCCATTATAGAATTTAGTGACTTAGAAAATTCTGTTACTGTTTTTGCGTCCCAGTAATCGTTTTCCCAAAACTCTGTCTGTAATGGTTTCATAAATCTGTAACCGTACTGGCTATAGTTCTCATCAAACTTACTTTTGTAGGCCGAAGCTGGATCTCTAGATATCCCTAATGGATTAAATCTCCAATCATACATTTCATTGTCCAAACACCACTGATGAGTAGCGTATAAATCTTCTCTAGTTTCACCAGTTAGCCCAGCAATAAAACTCAATTCAAATGTTATTTCGTCTTTCCATGTTTGCTTTAATGTTTGTAAAAATTCTTTTCCGTGTACGCCATTCCAACCTTTACCTACAATTTTACAAGCATCCTTATGAAAACTTTCAATTCCAAAGTATGCGCTTTTGAGTCCTGAGTCTTTTAATTGCTGTATTGAACCTGGTCGAGATCCTATCAAATCTAATCGATTGTAGCCAATCCATTCTAACTTAAATGGTAAATTTTGTACTATTTCAGTTATAGCTTCCATTTTTTCCTGACTCTCGTTAACTGTATCATCAATGAAAAAATATCTAGTTGTACCAAACGTTTCGTAATTGTACATAAGTTCTTCCTTAACCAAGGAATAATCTCTTAGATAAGTATTTTTCTTTTTACCTAGATTAGGATATCTGCAAAATGAACAAGAAAACTGACAGCCCCGACCTAATTCAATTGGCAACACTTCGTACGATTGAACAAAGTCATCTTTCACAAAAGCAGGACTAAGTGTTTTAATATCAAAAGGTGTCCGCGTTAACGATACATTAGATTCCTGATCTAGAAATTTTAATAAATCATTCTCAGCATTTCCGTGCAGCTTAATCCAATCTAAATAGCAATTTTTTGCGTATGAATTAGAGCCTCCTAAAATCCATTTTAACTGAGGGAACTTATTTTCAAGTAGTGGCCTCGAGTTTAAAATCCATTCGGGTTCGCTCACTACCATAGATAGTCTGCCAGTCGTTGTTGCTTTGCGTAATGCCCCGTCGTGCCAAAATGTAGAACTTACACCTATGCCTATAGTTGTAGAGTCTACAAATTTCGAAGTTACTTCAACTAATTCATTAGTAGTAAATTTCTGACAAAAGTCTATTACTTTAACAGTATAGCCATGTCTCCTTAACCATGCGGCTAATTGATACGGACCCAGTGGTCTCGTATGTCCCGATTTATCTGGTAGATAAATCGAATTCCAAATTATAAAATGTGCCATGAGATATTTATTGTACTATCGATCTCATGAAAATTAACTAATATGTAGGACAGGAATAGTTACTTTCGGTTTTGCTGGATATTTTAAATCTGGTTTTGTATGATGAATCCGTCTGTTTCTATTAATATCTTTATAACCAACTCCTAAAATTATCATAGGCTGTCCCTGGATATTTAACACTGTCTGAAGACCGGCTATATCAAAGCATCCGCAATAACCTGTTGAGTATCCTAATTGATGTGCTAATAGATTCAAGTATCCACTAGCTATACCTATGGACATGTGAATGTCGATTAACATACGTTTCTTTGCCGTATCCGACACTAAGCCTGCTGGATGTCTAAACTCTTCAAAGTACGTATTCAAATACGGCCTGTCTGAATTAGCTGTAAGTATATCTGCTAGTGTTAACTGTTCGAATACTACTAACATGTTTGCCAATGTTTGTGAATTATTTTCTATGCTCATTGAGGGTGGAAAATCGAAACCACTTGTATTGTTGTAAACTTGTTCTATTACAGTCCGATTAGTAATAAAATGGCATCGATAAAATGCAGCATTTTGTTTACTGGGGCATTGGGTTACTGCTTCAACTAATAAGTCGATATCTTCTTGCGGAATTGATCGTGTTAAATCCCAATTTCGTTGGCAATGTTGACTTTTTTGAATAGTAATTTTTACTGCTGATTTATCGATCATAATTTCTCTTTAGTTAAAAAATTATTTATCGTTTGGTGCTCCTAGGAAGGATCGAACTTCCAATTACACTATACCAAAGTGTCGGTATTCCATTTACCTATAAGAGCGTTGGTACCGCTTAGTGGAATCGAACCACTATTCACACTTTAGAAGAATGTTGTCCTATCCATTGAACGAAAGCGGTAAAATTTTGGCAGGGGAGATGAGATTCGAACTCATGATGACGATTTCAAAGACCGTTGCCTTAGGCCACTAGGCGACACCCCAACAAATAAAACAGGATACGTTTTTTACGAAGGGCATGGAGCCCTTTGCTCAACCGCTGAGCGAATCTGCCATAAGGCAAATGTTGGAATCGAACCAACGTGTCATAAATGACTTTGCTGTGCGTATCCTTAACTTGGTGTCGTTGCTGGGATTCGAACCCAGATCTCTTCCTTTAGAGTGGAATTTTGATTGTGCTGACTGTATCCTTAACAGGATAACCTTTTATAAGCGTCCTACCATTAGACGACAACGACATGACTGGTACCCCTAGGCAGATTCGAACCGCCATCCAGCAGATTTTAAGTCTACCCGCACTACCAATTAGCGTACAGGGGCATAAATATTTTTGTGAAAACTTACGATCACTTAACACCGCAAGGATTACAGTTTCACCTTTGTTTGTACCAAGGTGTGTGCTGTGTTATGGTACACGATATATACGACAACACCTACTTCGAATTACAATACTTCACTGACGTTAACAAAGCACTTCGCTTTGTCAACAATTTATAATGGTACCCCTTGTCTGATTCGAACAGACAGCCAACTCCTTTTGAGAGAATCCGCACTACCAATTAGCGTAAAGGGGCATATGGTACCTTCGGGCGGGTTCGAACCCCCAACCAACAGTTTCTAAAACTATCCGCACTCCCAATTAGCGTACGAAGGCATTTAAATTTTTGGTAGTCGATGCTGGGTTCGAACCAGCGACCTACACGATGTCAACGTGGTGCTCTACCACTGAGCTAATCGACTATGGTACCCTTGGACAGTTTCGAAATGTCGACCCTCGCCTTATCAAGACGATGCTCTTCCTCTGAGCTACAAGGGCATAAACTACTTAGGGGTGACTATCGGGGCTCGAACCCGAACTACCAGAGTCACAGTCTAGGTTGCTACCATTACAACATAGCCACACCTAAATAGTCTGGTCCTCTCGACAAGAATCGAACTTGTAATGGCCGGTTATCAGCCGACTGTTATACCATTTAACTACAAGAGGAATAAAAACAGGATAGCATTTTTTGGCTTTTTTTACAGAAAAGATTTTTTTGATTTGCTGTTGCTATCCTAAACTGGCAGTGAGTAAGGGATTCGAACCCTTGGGCCCCTAGCGGAGCCGACAGTTTAGCAAACTATTGGGTTAAGCCACTCCCCCAACTCACTATATAGGTTTTCCCGGCGACCAACTATCTTTCTTAAGGACTCGCTGGCTTGTCTCGTGTGAAAGAGTTTATACAGACCTTGTACAATTCTACTGGCGTGTCATGCTCAAGAAATAGGGCACTAGAATACAAGGGACTCATCTCAACGTCTAGCTGGGAAACTTGGCGGAAGACGGAGGAGTCGAACCCCATCCCATTTCTGAGAACCCAGTTTTCAAGGCTGGTCGGCGCACCAACGCACCTGCATCATCTTCCATAACTTGGTGCTCCCTCACGGACTCGAACCGCAATAACCGGACTACAAAACCGGTATAATAGCCTTTATATTAAAGGAGCAAATTTGGCGCCCACATATGGAATCGAACCACAATCCCCGGTTTCGTAAACCAGTATATTATCCATTATACTATGCGGGCAAATTTGGTGGTAATAGTAGGATTTGAACCTACACCTTGCTCCGTATGAAGGAGGTGCACTACCGTTATGCTATATTACCATATAGAAACACACTAGAGTTTTACGATAAACTACGCTCCTGAGTTTCTGCCCAAGAGCTCATAGGTCTGCCTATGTTTCTAATGTGTTTTTATATGGTAGGGGCACAGGGAATCGAACCCTGATAGACCGGTTAAAAGCCGGATATTCTAGCCGTTGAATTATACCCCCATATGGTCCACAGCGTCAGATTCGAACTGACACCTCATCGGTTAAGAGCCGAGTACGCTACCGTTAACGCCAGCTGTGGATGGATCGTAAATATTTTCTTTTACGTGCCATCCAGGACCATACGGGATCCGGGATGACACTACAGTTTACCTGTACGTTTCATGTCATTCTCCTTTGTTGATATTTCTCTTTTGTGCTTGGCGTTCTGATTTCCAGAACACTCGTTTCCAATCTTTCAAATGCTTCCACCATTGTGGAGGCGCAGTTAGGTTACCTTTTTTGACATTTGCCATAGGATTTCCTTTATAAAACAGGATGCTTATTTTTCAATTAAAAGTTGAATTTTTGAATTTGCTGTTCGCATCCTAAAATGGTACACCCTGTTGGAATCGAACCAACTTCAACGGCTCTTCAGACCGCCGCTATGACCACATCAGCTAAAGGTGCATTATACTTGGTCTCCCTACCAGGATTCGAACCTGGACCACACGGCCCCAAACCGTGTACGCAACCTGATAACGCTTTAGAGAGATAAAATTGGTGGAGGCCGAGGGAATCGAACCCTTCTAGTCACGATGCTTGCAAGGCAACGCCGTAGCCCACTACTGCCCCCAATTACAAAGCATACTATTCTAACTCGTCAAAAGAGTCTGCGTTATACGTCTTTAGTATACTTTGTAATTGGCTGTCCGACTAGGGATCGAACCTAGCTCATTCTTCGTTAACAGCGAAGCGCCTACACCATGCTTGCTCTCGGACAATAAAATTGGCGCCATGGACGGGACTCGAACCCGCCTGGTACGGATAGACAATCCGCTGCCCTACCCCGAGGACTACCATGGCATGTTGGTATCGCGTACGGGGATCGAACCCGCCTGAGTAAGTTGAAAGCCTACGGACCTCACCAGAAGTCAAACGCGATGTAATAAAACAGGATAGCATCTTTTTTCCATTAAAAGTGAAATTAGAATTTTTGCTGTTGCTATCCTAAAATTGGTGGAGGCTGATGGAATCGAACCACTTGACAGCCACCCTGCTTAATATGTCTACCGGGTTACAGCCGGCAACAGGGAACAACCTCCAATTTGTTAACACACTCACGACCGGTAATTACCAATCCATAAGCAAACTATGTTCACTTATAAAGAATGTGTATATTAAAAGCCACTAGCAGGAAGAACTATGTTCCACTAGCCTCCAAGGACTAGCCCAACACCAATTGCTTTTAATATGACAGATTTTTCGCTCTAGAAGAAGAGTTTCATCCTTGCCACCGCCCGTTTGCCCATGTTTTAAGTGCGGGCCAGGACCTCGTTTCCTGTATGTTCACACTTTGCGGTCTACAACTGCCCTTGAGCAATCTCGCGCTTTCCAACAGCTTTGTGGTATAGTTTAGCTCTTGCTAACTTGTTCACAATCAATTGCTTGAACTGTTCTTTAGTTAACTCGTACTGCCTAGTCCACTCTGCTTCTTTAATCTTTTTTTCTATCATTCTTCTTGCGAAAAACAAAAAACCCCAGGAGTGTTAATCCTAGGGTCCTTGGAGTGAGCGTGTAATTTGTGTTACACAATGTCCTCCCGGACCCTTGAAATCTCTGGTGTACGATCATATGATAGACTTCCGCCATTAATCGATAACCAAGCGCAGGCTATTACACCTGCCTGTTTGGGCATCGTATTAAACAGTTGATGTCTATTGGACAATTGCATTTTGTTTCTCTTTAAAACCTTGTTTACTTAAACAGCACCATTGCTGTCTATGTGTTAATTATAACGCCTTTCAGCGTCCCTGTCAACAACTTTTGGAATCTTTCTTTGTTGTATTTTTACAACACTCGCAGACTACATTGTTTGCTAACTTGTTTCTATTGTACTACTAATTAGTCTCTGTGTCAACAACTTTTTGTCTTTTTGGACAAATTGTTTTAACAGCGAATCTTTAACAGTCTTTCTATTGTATGTTTATTTAGTCTCTTTGTCAAGAGCCATATGATAATGTGGCATTTTTACAACAAAATAAAAAAGCCACATCGTTATTTAAAATGAACAGTCTAGATTACATGTTTAGTTACCATAATTTCGTCAACTGTTAGACACTGTGATCGTCTACATATAGTTGGAATTGTGTTGAAAACTATTTCATCGTTGAACACATTGCCAATCTTGCCATCGTTCTTACAAATGCCAAAGTGCATGTCGCCGTTGGCATCTATAGCAAGTTTTTTCATTCCTACATTACAACTCCAGCCTTTGAACTTGTTTAAGTCTTTCATTATAATAGAGTATGCACTTGCCTGTGTAGTTTTAATTATGCCATCTTCTTCTACAGTTAAGTTTATCTTAAAATTTTTTCGATTGTTAGTGGGTGCTGCGTTTTTACGCTCATCCTCTATTGATTTAATAATAGCTTTTTCGTCTTCGGAAAAATAATCAAGAGTTAAATCAGACTTTTGTGTGTAATCTTCAAGGTGTCTACTTGTTTGGAATGGCAAATTAATGTGCTGGGTAGTAGTGTTTACTAATGGGAATATAATAAGTTTGTTAATGCCAATCGAGTGCGGTTTTAACTTTTCTTCTAACACATTCACTCTATCGAACAGCGTAGGCACCAGCATGGCCCGTACTTCAACTTTGCCGCCATTTTCTTTTAGACGCACTGCAAGATTAACAAATTTTTCAATATCTGCGGTTTCTGGATGAAAACTAAGAAATATGTTAACAGATTTTAAAGCTTCGCTACAACGCTCGTACATCTTTGCGGGCATACTACCATTAGTAAAAATAAAAATCTTAAACTTGTGTTCTACTAATCGTTGTAAGAATAACTCAAAATTTGGTATGAGAAAAGGTTCGCCGCCAGTTAGTACTACTAACACAGTTTTATCTTCCGGCACTGCTGCCTTTATCTTGTCCGATACTGCCATTAAGTCTTCGACTTTTGGCATTGTGTTAACATCTATAGTTCTGTGATTGTAAGGCTCGCAATAAGAACAGTCGTAATTACACATATCAAGTGGCTTCCAATGTACAATGTAATCAGTTAACCAATTGTCTTTTTCAATTCTTAGGAGATTCATATTTTGTAGCATAAAAAACAATGTGGCCGAAGCCACATTGTTTATAAATCAATTTGTGTTTAGATTGATTCAATCCAATCTGGTATGTGATTTAAAACGTTCTTGTTAATTCCTAACAGTTCGTTAACTTCATTGGGCAGTACAGGAACTTCCATCATTTCAGGATGCCACACTAAACCCCAGATTGGTTTAGTCTTATGTTTAAACCCTTCGATGTTGCCATCTAAGTCTACTGCAATTGCGTCATAATCAGTACCTACAGTAACAATGTTAGAACCGTGGAAGCTATTAACTAACACATTATGTCCTTCCATTGTTACTACATGTTCTGTTCCTCTATGATTTTCAATATCATCACACACTGCTCCAGATATCTCTGCTAGAAAAAATGCCCCATGACAAATACCAAGAATAGGAATATTGTGTTCTATAGCATAGTTATATAACTTTAACTCAGTGTACAAACGTGTCATACTAGAATTCCCGCCACTTAATATTAACATATCAAATTCGTAAATCTTACCAGTATCCACATTTGGTATGGGCATAACATCATGTTTCTTCAAGAAGGTATGCCATACATGACTTAAACAATCATGTGTGAGACCGCTGTTTCCAACAATCTCTTCACGTTGACTAATTGCAATTTTCAACTTATACCTGCTCTTGTGTTAACGGGCGAGTAGTTTTGCCATAAGCAGCTTCGATCATTTCACGAGTGCCTGGTAATTCCACTGTACCTTTACAGTTAACTTCGAACAAATCTAAACGCATCTGTTTTGCCAACTCAACTACGCGAGCTTGCTTTTCAGGTGTGTCACAGATTTGTAAAAGTTTACGACGTCCCATCTTGCTATGAAATTTTTCATCACGAGCAATCTTAGCATAAGTGGTTGCAATGAAAGAATCTTCAACACAAGTTGCCATCATGGCCCAGTTACGTGCAGCACGGCCTTCGCCGATCAACTGATATAACGCCATGGCTAATTCGTCTGTGTCGCAATTATATTCTGTAAGAATCTTTGCGCCACGAATTGCTTTGTTATTTGCCATGTCAAACTCAACTGCTGCAGCAACATCGATAGGACCTTGATTTAGATATTCAACAACATCTTTAACCATACGGAAGTGATTGGCTTCGTCCAGGGCCTGCTTGCTCAACAACTGAAGTTCTTTTGGATCCATGTCGACTGGAGCATTAGCCACTTGGCCAGCAAGTTCAATCATGTTCATGCGTTCATTAACCATGCGGCCAGTGAAGTGCTTGACTAATTCTTCTCTTGTTCTGCCTTTGTAGTATGCTTCAACTTGACGCTCCGAAGCTGCAAACAATGTTTCATTTTCCGCTTCGATTTGATCTACAAATGAAGTTACTTGCTTGCTGCCGACTTCTTCGGCTACCATTTTTTCTAATTCTGCTGTATCAAATTTCATAGTTAATTCTCCTGATTAATAAATTTCTGCCACTGCTGTGGTTTTATGTTCGCCGCGAGCATCTAATGCCCAGTCAGCGCCATAGAAATCTTCTACCATCTGACGGCTTTCTTCAATTCGCATTGTGCCGTTACAGTTAACTTGGAACATATCTTTACGCATCTGATCAGCGATTGTACGTGCGTACTGTTGCTTTTCTTCTGTGTCAAGTAATTTCACTAACTGTGTTTTACCTATTTTACTGTGGAAACGCTCATCAGCTGCGATCTTTGCGTATGTATTAGCAAGGAACGGATCTGTTAGGCAGTCTGCCATCATTTGCCAGTTACGGCTTGCTTGCCCTTCAACAATTGCTTGGTATAAAGCAAGAGCGATAGGATCGTTTTCGCAATTGTATTTCTTTAAAAGTTTAGCACCTTTAACGAATGTGTCTTCTAGTTCACGTGTAACAGTTGATCCAATGTCGACTTTTTCTTCGCCGATATATTCAACTACATCACGTACCATACGGAAGTGATTGGCTTCGTCAAGAGCTTGTTTACATAGGCTCATGAGTTCTTTTGGGTCTGCGCTTGCGTCTGAATTTGCTACAGATTTCATAATTTCTGTTAAATTCATTCTTTCGTTAACCATTCTACGTGTAAAGTTTTTAACTAAATGCTCTTTAGCTGGCTTACTGTCGTAAAATGCTTTGATTTGTAATTCACTTGCTCTGTAAAGAACTTCCGTATCTTCCCAGATTTGATCTACTACTTGTTCTGATGTTGTCATGGTTGACTCTCCTTGGTTGTCTATTGTATTTATTTCAAATTTTAATATTTGGAGTGTTTGACGCTTTCCATAAGAATTCGTCAGTTTCAGGAGTACGTAATCCTGTAATTAACAGCATTGCTCTTGGTGTAAATGCTGCGTTAGCGGAGTAGTGCGGTGTGTGTGCGTGACGTAGAGTGTTGAAATCGCCAGCTTTCCACCCTTGATGTATATAATTTCCGTATCCAATCAAGTGCCCAGGGACCCAATCTGTAAGCATAACCATTACACGCATTAGCTTAGTTTGATCCTGTGGCGCAAATCTAGTTCTTCTTTGGAAGAAATCAATATGATACGGAAATACTTGACCCGACATTTGGATATGGCAGGTATATTGGAAAGGTTCTGGTTCAAATTTAAAAGCATTAACCATCTTCATGATAGTTGGGCCTAATTCTGCTGTTTTATTGATAATCTCATATTTTTCATATGAAAAATCAGTCGACTCGTTAAAGAAATCTTTTTCTTGATTGTAATGTTCTATTACATTACCTTTTGGTGGGAAGTATTGTTGAGTTAGTGATTTCCCGTCAACTGTACTATGTGCCCTATTGGCCATAGTAGTTGGTTTAGATACAGCTATTGCATCTTGTAGTTCTTTTGCCCAATCACCTTCAAACTTACCCAATCCGATTACTCCGTCAAATCTTGGATCAATTCTGGTTGGGTCAAAGTGATATGCACTGTGCGAAACACATTCTTCTAGTAAATTCATAAAAACTCCATTATATATTAACTATATTTATCATAGTTACTTGACGTTCCAGGGATTTATTACGGCTACTGTTAAGGTTTCAGGAAGACCCTTGCTAATTCCGTCCGTGTGCTCTAGTAGTATTCCGGAGCCGCGGTTTGCGTTTTCGAATCTAGGACACACAGTGGG